GCCCCCGGCGGTGGCCTTGGCGGCGGCGGCGGCGGCGTCGGCGGCGGCTTTCCAAGCGGCGGCGGCGGCGAGGGCGGCGGCGGCAACGCGAAGGCGCTCGATGGCAAGGGTGCGGGTGGCGGTGTCGAGGGTGGCGGTCATGGTGGCTTCTCCTGTTCGCCGGGCGGCTCCATCGCCCCCGGACACAAACACCATATGTTCGCACCCCGCGCCCGTCAATCGGTTGACATACGCTTGACAAGTCACCCAGCGGCGCGGGAGAAGAGCGATAGCGCCCGCTCGGCATCGGCCAGCGAAAGCCCGCCCGTGGATGCGCTTTCCAACCGAAGCAGCGCCTTCGACAGCGCGTCGGGGCCGTCGTCATGCGCGCCGCCGGGCCACGCTTCGACTTGCCGCAGAGCTTCCCGGCCGCCTTCATGGGAGCGGATGGACGTGGCCAGCACCGCCACGCCGTTGTTTAACAAGGGAACCACGCCAGAAATACAGGCGTCCTTAGCCCGGCTTTCGTGGATGGCGACGGGCTCCATTGTGGACGGGAGGCCGGCGGCTTTGCGTTTGCGGCGCATATCGGCGTGGTATTCGCCTTGCAGGCACGCGCCCCCACCGCCGTTGGACTCGTACACCACCTCCACCACGGGGATGCCGGCGGCCCGCCACCGCGCCCACGCGGCCCATGCCCGTTCGGCTTGGTCTTCGGGCTCTTCGCGTACGGCCGACCATTCGAGCACCACGTAAAGCCGTTCACCCGTCGCGCGGTCGTCTCGCATCGCCACCACGGCGAATCCGGCGAAGTCCCGGGCCGTGCTGCCTTTTTTCCGGCTTGTGGTCGGGTCGAGGTGGATGACGGCCCGGGAGAAAGCCGGGAGGGGGATGCGCCGGGCGGTGTCTCCGTAGCCAATGACGACATCCCGCCCGTCCAGCGTGCACCAACGGAACGAATCGGGCCGGAATGCGCCGCCGCCCGAAGCAATCGGCGCGTTCTGTACGTCTTTGAGAAAGCTCGGGAGCCCAATCGAAACAAGCCGGAGCATCGCCCGGTACAGCGGAAGCCGGTGGGGGTCGAGCACTTCGGCCCCGGCGTCCATTTCGTCGCGGTGCTGCCGGTAGAAGTCGAGGGCCGCGCGCTCCCTTTCCCGGGCGGGTGAAGCCGGGTCCGTCAGGAGGGCGCGCCATTCCGCCCATCGGCTGCCCTCTTGGATTTCGCCCGATTCGACGCCGACGGGCCAGCGCACAATCCCGCGGAAGGACGCGCCATCCCAAGCCGGGTCGCGCTGGAGACGCGCGCTCACCGCGTCGGGGTGAAGCCGGGTCGCCATGAGGCAGACCGCCAAGCCGCCGCCCTGCGGGCCAAGATTTAGCACGTCGCTATTGAGCTTTTCGTGCATCGCATCGCGCGCGGCCATGCTGCCCACGTCGTCTGGCTTTTCGAGGTCGTCAAGGAGAACCAGCGTCGGCCGGTGCGTCCCGCGGAGAAGGCCCCGGATGGTGCCGCCAATCGAACGGACGGAGACATAGGAGACGCCCGCGGGGAAGCCAAGAACGGCCCCACGCTTGACCGCGCCATCGCCCATGTTGCCGGTCCATCCCACGTCCCCGTAAAGCGCGGCCAGCATCGGCGACGCGGCGGGGTGCCCGGGTGAGAGCATCGCCTGGAGCGAGACGGAAAGCGCGGATGCGTGGGCGGACTCCGGGCCGATGATGACAACGTAAGGTTCACGGCCCGAACGCACCGCCCGGTCAAGCGCGGCAATCGCCACCGAGGTCTTTCCCGTTCCGCGCGGCGCTTCCCACGCCGACCGTGCGATAGGGTCGGCCTCGGCATCGGCCCCGGCTTGCGCGGCGCGGGCCTCGAACGGAGGAAGCGCATCGAACCACGCCAGGATGGCGCGGTGCGACGGGGCGAAGGGCGCGGCGGCGATGCCCGGCCAGCAAAGCGCCATGTATGCGGCCAAGTCGCGGTCGCAGCGGAACCGAAGCCACGCCAGCCCGGCGGGGCCCGCGCCCGCGGCGGCCGTCACAATGTCGGCCAGCGGAAGCCGGAGGATTTCGGCGGGGGTCATGCGAATAGCCCCCGCTGCTCAGGCGGTGTCCATGCGGGCGGGCGGTTCATCGTGACCCATTCCGCCTGCTGTTTCGAGAAGGTCCGCTTCTGCCCCCGCCGCTCCCCATCCACGCGGACGGCGTGCCAGCCGTCCGCCACGAGGTCGGCGATGGGCTCGGCTTCGGAAATCGCGACCATCGCCCCCGCGGTGGCCCACCGGCGGGCAAGCGCCACCACGTCGGCGCGCGGCAGGTCCGATGCGTAGCCCGTGGTCCCGAAGTACGGAGGGTCCATGTAGCAGACGGTCCCGGGCGGGAGCGCGGGCGGGTGGACTTCGCGGGCGTCGGGGGCGATGGTCGCGGGGAGGGTGTTCCGTTCCACCTGCGCCGCAAGGCCAGCGGCTGTCGCAACCTTCCCGCCGTTGAAGTCGCCGTCCGTGGCGCCTCTTGCCAGCGCCTGCGGCATGGTTCGGTTGACGAGCCACGCCCACCGCGCCACCTCCCGCGGGTCCACCGTCCGGGCGTCGGGGGTGATGGTCGCCGGGAGGGCGGGGAGGACTTCGGCGCGGCGAGCAAGCCAATCCGGCGGCGGAGCCTTCCAAGACCCGTCCGCGTTGCCCTGGGGGTTTTGATAGGGTGAAGCCAGCCTCGGCGGTTTGCTGCTATCGCCGTGGCCCTGGACCCACGCCCACCGCGCCACCTCGCCGGCGTCCACGCCCCGCGGCGGCCCCTCTGCCCGTAGCCTCTCCCACAGCGCCCGAGGCTCTTCGTTGGCCCATCCGCGGATGATGGCGGCGGCGGCGCGGGCCAAGTCGGCGTCGCGGTAAGCCTCCAAGAGCAGGCGCACGCCGGGGTCAGGCTCGCACCAAAGATAATGGGCGGCACCTTGCCCCGGGCGGAAGCCAAGGATGCGCAAGATGGCATCCGCATAGCCCGTCTTTGCTCCCATGCGGGAGACGGGCGGCCGGGCATGACGGCGGTGCAGACGCAGCGACAGGGCGGCCGTGCCGGCGCACAACTCGACAAAGAGGGGACAGGTCATGCGCCGGCTTCCCCCGTCGGTTCCGGCGCGGGCGCGGGCGCGGAGAGCGCGTCAAGCTCGCAATCCGGCGAACACCACGCGGCGAAGTATTCGGCGGGCGCCATGAAGGTCTGCCCGCAGCGGCAGCACGTAGCAACGGTGGTCACGACTCCCCCATCACGCGGCGGATGGAGTCGGCCCGCGCCGCTTCGGCGACAAGCGCGGCCATCGTCGCGGCGGCGGGGTCGGCCTCGGACTCTGCCCCGCCCCAAAGCTGCGGATAGTCGGCCCAAAGTTTCGCCACCGACGCAAGCTTCGTGGGGTCCGGGGCGCTCGATTCAGCCAGCGACCGCGCCGCGTTGGCGACGGCCTGCCGCAAGAGCGCGCCCACCTCGTCACGGCCGGGGATGCCGGCGGAATCCAGAAGGGCGAGAGCATCCGCAACCTCGGCTTGCGCCTCCCCAATGCGGGAAGTCGGGCCGTCGGTGGTCTTCACGCGGCACCGTCCCGACGGCCCACGGCGGCGGCGATGGCGGACGCGGCGTAGACGGCGGGGCGCTGGCCGGCGGCGCGGGCGCGGTCCACGATGGCGGCCATCTCGCCCGCGTCAAGGTGCACGTCCACGCTCACCCGGACGGCGGGCGGCGCCGGGTTCGCGGCGAGGCCCCGGCGCTCACGCCAGATGCGCACGGCTTGGCGAGACACACCCCACCGGGCGGCGAGGTCGCAATCGCGGAGGCCGGCGGCATGGTCCGCGCGGCGGGCGGTGTCGAGGTCGGCGGGAAGGTCGCGGAGGGTCATGGGTTCACCGGGGCGGGATAGGGGCGGCGCATGAGGCGGGCGGCGGCGTCGGCCTGTTTCCTGGCTTCCGCGATTTCGGCCGCCATTTCCGCCCGGCGGTCTTCGCGGCGCAGGCGGGCGAAGGTGCGTTCGAGGCGGACGGCGCGGGCCACGGCGGCGCCGTAGACGGTCGCCGGGTCGGCGTCGGCCGGGAGTCGCGCGCGGTCGGCGGCTTCTCGAAGCTCACGCGCAAGCCGGAGATAGGCGGCAGCGGAGGCCGGGTCAACGCCCCCGCGGCGCGCCGACACTTCGGCCACGCGCGCAAGCTCGGCTGCGGCGTGGGCGCGGGCGGGGTCGCTCACGCGGCGCCCAGAAGCAGCGAGCGCGCCACGGCGGCGACGGGCCGGCGCTCGGAGGCTGCGCGGTCCACGATGGCGGACGCCACGTCCGGCGCAAGCGAGACGCGGAGACGGGCGCGCGGCGGTGGCGCGGGGTTGGCGGCAAGCCCGGCGCGCACACGGGCGGCGCGGGCGCGCGGTAGGGAGAGGCCAAGGGCGGCGCCGATTTCGGCGTCGGAGAGGCCGCGGGCGTGGAGTTCGTGAAGCGTGGTCATGGCCTTACCGTAGCACCGTGCCCCGGGCGCGTCAAGCGGGGCGCCTCTGCTACCAGAACCACGTAGCGGCGACAGGGGCATTACCTTGTTGCTACACTCCCGCGGTATCACTTGGGCCGGCCGAAACGCGGCGGACGGTCGGCGTAATCCGGGAGGGTGCTGGTTGCAGAGACGTTCTGCTACGCGCTACCGGAAAAGGGTACATATGTAACAGGGAGAAGGAGGGGTGAGGAGGGCCCGGGGGTCGCGCGCGCGAAGGGGTATGTGTTTTTGGCGTAGCAGGTGTAGCAGCGGTGAAAATGACGCTTTGACTACGTGTGTCGTGCTACCGTACCCCTGGTAGCATGTGCGTAGCAAGTGTAGCAGTAGCATAAAAGGTATAGAGAAAGAGAGAGAGAAGGGGGGGTGGCGCTGCGCGGCGCCGTGCCGGTCGTTCCTTGGCTTTTGCTATCTCACGACCCGTCGAGACGTAGTAGCGCCCCGCTACACCGCTTGACGCCGCGGGGGCGCCGCGCTACCCTGCCCCGGTGAGGTGCGTATGGGATGGATTGACGACGTGCGACAGGCGCCCGTGGCGCGCGCGGTGGCGGGGCTTGGACTGCCCGCTCGAACGGCGCACGGCCGCGCGACGTTCGGCCCGTGCCCGGCTTGCGGCGCGACCCGGCGGGGCGGCTCGGACCCGCGGCCCCCGGTGGCCGACCTCGGGAGGGCGTGGCATTGTCACGCCTGCCAAGCGAAGGGCGGCGCCTTGGAGATTGCCGCCGCGTCCATCGGCGCCGACCTTCGCGCCGGGTCCGCGGACTGGCCGCGCCTTCGCGACCTCTGCGCATCCCTTGGCCTCTGCCAAGACGCGCACGCCCCGGGAGAGGCCAAGAAGGCCCCCACAATCGCCCGCGCTCCCGAGCCGCCCCCTGCACCGCCCGAACGCCTGCCCGCGTCCCAGGTGGCCGCCTTGTGGGACGCCGCGTGGCCTTGCGACGCGGGCGCCGCCGCCGGATGGTGGGCCGCCCGTTCGGCCCGCGACGGATGGCGCGGCGACCCCGTGGCGCGCGCCGCCCGGGCGCGGTCGCTTTCGGTGGCGCGGGTCTGCCCGCCCGGTGTCTGCGAGGTGGGGGATACCATCATCGCCCCGCCCGATTGGGCGCGGGTGGGCCGGGTGACGTGGGGCGAAGGATGGCCGCTGCTTCTGCCCATCTACGACGCGCGCGGGGAGCTTGTGGCGCTCCGGGCGCGGCGGTGCGCGTGGACACCGGACGGCGAGCCGAAGGGCCCCCACCGCTGGACCGGCGAATCCTGGGTTCCGCAACCCGGCCCGGATGCCAAGGAAGTCTCGCCCATCGGCGGCGGATGCCGGGGCGCGGTCTACGCCGACCCCGCGGCCGTCTCCGTGCTGCGCGGCGGGGGCGCCTTCCGCGCCGGCGACCCCGTGCTTTGCGGCCGGGATTGGTCCCCGGGCTCCGTGGTTTGGTCTGGCCGCGCCGTCATTGTCGAGGGCGGGCCCGATTTCCTCCGGGCATCCACCGCCGACGGCCGGCTAAGGCTCGCCAAGTCGGGCGAATTCTACGAGGTGGACGCGGTTTTCGGCGTGTTCTCCGGGGCATGGCCCGCCGACGGCCCCGGATTTGACATCGCGGCAACCCTCCGACACGCTACGCTTGTCCAGATTTCGACGGACGGCGACGGGCCCGGCGACAAGTACGCCGCCGCCATCGCCGCGACGCTGGACCGTTTCTCGATTCCGAACAGGAGAAAGCCATGAGCAGCACGATTGACGACTTCTTCGTGGAAGACGAGCCCGCGCCCGTCACCCGGCCCCGGCTTGTGCCTGCGGGAGAGGCGCCGCCGACCTTCGCGCCGCCCGGCCACGTCGCGCCGCCGCCCGGCGGGTGGGCGGTTGATGAGTCGGGCGTCTGGAAAGAGACGAGAGACGAGAACGGCTCCCGCTTCGTCATGGTCTGCCCGCGCGCGGTCCACGTCCAACGCCGCATCGTCGATATTGACGACGGTGCAGCCATGCTCGAAGTGTGCTGGCACGATGGCCGCGGGTGGCGCTCGATTACCCGCCCCCGGTCGGCGTTCCTTGATTCGCGAAAGCTGGTTGCGCTGGCCGATGATGGCCTCCCCGTGTCGAGCGTGAACGCGCGCGGCGTGGTCGAATACATCGGGGCCTATGCCGAGTCTGACGAAGTGCCCCTCGGACGGGTCGCGCGCCGCTGCGGGTGGACCGGCCCCGATTTCGCGGGCTTCATCTTCGGCGCGGAGTGCATCGGGGAAGCCGGGGGCGAAGCGGTGGAACTTTACGCCCCCGACCTCCCCGCGCCCGTCCACGCGGTCGGGAGCGCCGGCACCCCGGACGGATGGCGGCAGCTTGGGCCGGTGCTGGCCGACCTCCCCATCGTTTGGCTTGCCATCCTGGCTTCCGCCGCGTCGCCTCTCGTCTCCGTCTATTCGCAGGTGGGATGGATTCTCGACATCTGCGGCTATACTTCGCGCGGAAAGACGACGGCGCTAAACGTCGCGGCGTCGGTTTGGGGGCGCCCCGGTGAACAGGGCTACATCATGCCCTGGACGGGGACGGCCACGTACAAGGAGCGCGCCGCCGCCGCCCTGAAACACTTGCCCGTCATGCTGGACGACTCGAAGAAGGTGCCGGAGCGGGAGCGGGAAGCAACCATCGGGAGCACCCTCTACGTCCACGCCAGCGGCATTGGCAAAGGCCGGGGGACCGTGACCGGGGTGCAGCGGTCGGCTTCGTGGTGTTCGTGGATGCTTTCGACGGGGGAGGCCGAAATCACCTCCTACGCGCCGAAAGACGACGGCGCCCGCGCCCGTACCATCGTAGTCCGGGGCGAGCCCTTGGGGGCCGACGGCGCCGCCCGCGCCGCCGCCATCGCGCGCATCATCGGGCCGGAGTGTCGCGCGCCCCACTACGGCCACGCCGGGCCGGCGGTCATCCGGTGGGCGCTCGCCCGCGGGGCGGACGCCGTGCGCGCGCGGTGGGCCGACCTCCGGGACCACTACGCCGGCCAGCTTGCCGCCGACGCCGGAGCCGTCGCCGGGCGCCTTGGCGCGGCCGTGGCATCGCTTCGGCTTGCGGCGGAGGCCATGACGGACGCCGGCTTCCCTGTGCCCCTCGCCGATGGCGGCGAATACGCGGCGGTCCTTGTCGCGCTCGAAGGGGCGCGCCGGTCAGGGCAGGACGCCGACAAGCCCCGCGCCACCTTGGCCGCGGTCTGGACCCGCGCCGTTGCCGCGCGGCACCGCTTCTGGCATTCGGCCGCCGCGGACCCGCCGCCCGACGGGTGGGCCGGCGCGTGGGATGCTTCCGAGGCATGGGCGCAGGTGGCCGTGCGCCCGGATGTGCTGGACCGCTGGCTAACGGAGGCGAGCGCCGACCGCGGGGCCGTCATCGGCGAATGGCTTGCGCGCGGTTGGCTTCTGCCTGACGGTCAAGGCCGGGCAACGCGGAACGTGCGCATCGCGGGATTGCAGGCTCGCTGCTACGTTTTCCCGCGGGCCGTGCTCGAAGACGTGGCTGGGTAGTTGTCAGGAGATTGTCAACCGCTTGACGCCGGACGGGGGCCGCCATACTGTGCTTGTGTCGGCGGGCGGTGCAGCCCGCGACATTCCCCCGGAGTCTCCCATGACCAAAATCTTCACCAACGCCACCGAAGCCCACGCCGCCCTGCTCGAAGTCTTTGCCTTCCAGCCCTTCCTGCGCATCACCGCCCGGCAGCACGGCTTGGAGGATGCGCTGCGGCTTGTGGAGGACGCCCGCTTCGCCCGCTTCGTCCGGTGCGTCGGCGCCGAGAAGGACGGCAAAGGGTACAACGCCGATTACGAGCAGTTCCGCCTGCTCTTTCTGTGATGGCCTGACGCCACGCGCCCCGGACGGGGCGCCCCGTGATGGCCCGGTCGCCGGTCTATCACGGGGCGCGACGCCCACCAAACAGGAGCAAGCTATGGAACTCACCCGTTCGACCTACCTTCTTTCCTGCTACGTCTCCACGTACTCCCGCGGCGGCAAGCTCACCGACTACGACGCGGCCAAGGTGGCCTGCGCCGCCGGCGCCAGCATCGCCGACGTTTACACCGCCGCCGCCGCCCTTGGCGTCTCCATCGTGTCGGCCTGCGAGGATCACGACACCGACGCCCCCGGCATCGGCGACTGCGAAGGGCGCGACGCATGACGCCGCTTCCCTACCCGCCCGCGCCCACGATGGCCCGCGCCGCCCTCGGCATCGTGGCCTTCGCCGCCGCCATCGGCGCCACCATCGCGCCCGCCCCGTACCACGTCGCTTGGGTTCCGCTCGCCATCGTCGGCGCGTGGGGCCTTGGCGCCTTCCTTCCGGAGTAAGCTGTCATGCGCTACCATCCCGACTACTCCCCCGAACTCGAAGACGGACCCGCCCGCCCGCGCTTCTGCCGCCGACCTACCGAGTATGGCCCCTGCGGCGCGTGCCAGGATTGCGCGCCGGAGGATGCGGAAACCGAAGAGGCGCCGCGTCTCACCGCCACGCGCGCGGAGCTTCGTGCCGCGCTTGGATTCTTCCCGGCCGACCGGGACGCGCTCCCGGCCGGCGCCGCCGAAGACGAACTCGACGTGGCCGCCCTCTGGCCTTCGCTGTCAATCGAGGGCGCCATCCGTACCCTTGGCGCGGCGAATCCCCCGGAGCGCGCCTTGGCCGTCGCCGTCGCCACCGCGGAGGCCATCATGGCCCGCTATGTCCCGCCGGACGAAGACGAAGAGCGGCCGGAGTTTCCGAGGCCCCCCGCCGAAACCTTCGCCGACGCCTGCGCGGCGCGTGATTGGTGGATGACCGTCGCGGCCCGGGGCGAGCGCCCGTCAGACGCCTACATGGCCTCCCAGCGCCACCACGTCGCCGGCTTGGCCTCCGCCCTTGCTGCCGCCGTCCTTGGCGCCGACCCGGCCGAAGAGCGCCGCCGCCAGCGCGCCGACCTCTTGGCCGCCTTGGAGGTGACGCCGTGACCCGGGCCGATGGGGCAACGCGTCGCCGGGTCGTGAACCTCGAAGCGGCTCTCGAACGGGCAGAAGCCGACGCGGCCGATGCCCGGCGGGAGCACCGGGCGGCGCGGGAGGGCGAGCGGGCGGCCGTGGTGCTGTGGCTTCGTCGTGAGGCTCATCGGCTCCAGGCGTTCAGTCTCGCCCATGCCGTCACGGTTTCCGCCCTCTCGGATGCCATCGAGGCCGGCCTGCACCGGCCCGGGGGTGACCCGTGACGTGGGCCGCCTGGACCGCCGCAGAGCTTCGCCGTGGGCTCGAAATCGCCGCCGACACCGCCCTTTCGTGGCGTAAGGTCGGCGCGGTCATGGCCTCCGAAGGCTACGCCCTGCGCGGGCCGCAAGCCGTCCGCAAAACACTTGTGCGCGCCGGGGCGCCGGTTCGTGCCGATGTGCGCCGGAAGCGGAAGCCAGAGGACGCGCCGTCCAAGCGCGCGGAGCCCATCGGCACGTTGTCCTTCGACATCTCTGCACCTTCGCGCGTCACGGTGTCGGCCGTCGCGGGCGGAATCCGAGTGCATGTTCGGCCCATCCGCGGCGAATAACCCGCGGCGCTTGCCTCCCGGCGGGCGCCGTGCTACCATTCATGCAGGGTGCAGTATGGACTTCGATTCTCTGGTTCGGCCGCCGTGGACTTGGCGGGACGTTGGGACCGCGGGAAAGCGCATCGTCGCGCTTTCGGTTTGCGGCGCCGTGCGCTGGTACCTCGAAGAGCGCGGCGGCGCATGGAGCGCGTACCCGGCGCGCACGCCCGATAGCGTGACGGCCTATGATATGCCTCCCGAGCGCCTTTCCGCGTGGCTCGCCCGGGTGACGCTGTGACGCCGGGCCGGATGGAAGTTCGCAGCATCTACGAGCTTCTGCTTTTCGACCTCGCCTTCGCTCGCTGGTCGCGTTGGCGGGCCCGTTCCGCGATGGTGACGGGCCATCGTGGCGACGCGGCGGAACACTTGGCGCAAGCCAGGGCAGCATTCCAACGCGCGGAAGTCGGCTTCGCATCCCTGTCTGCGCTTGTCGCCGAATCCACCGGCGCCGACCTTGCCGACGTTCATCGGCATCTCGGAAAGGCCGCCGAAGCCATCGAAGACGGCCGCCGCTACACCCGCGACTTTCACCCGGATGAGCAGAATGCTTACCGTCGGCGTTGACCCCGGCGTTGACGGCGCCGCCGTCGCGCTCCGTTGGGATGGGCCCTTCGCCCTCCCGGTTTATGCGGCCCGATTCTCGGACCACTACCGCCCGCGTCCCCGCGCCCGCGCCCATGAGCGGCAGACCGAAATGGTGCGCGCGCTGGCCGATGTTTTCCGGGCGGCGCGCACCGCCGTCAACGCAAGCCCGGAGCCGCTTATCGTCGCGGTCGAGGCCGCCGCCGGCCGCCCGGGGCAAGCTCAGATTGCGCAGGGCGCGAACGCCGGAATCGCCGCCGCCCTCGCTTTCGGCCTTGATGCCGACCGCTACGAAGTCATCGACCCCGCCGCGTGGACGCGCCACCTTGGCTTGCACGGCGAGCCCGGCGCCCGCAAGACCACGCTAACCGCCCTTCGGCTTTCGTGGCTTCGCAGCCGCCACCCGCGCGTCGCGGATTTCGTCGGCGACCATGACGGCCTCGTTGATGCCGCCTGCATCGCGCTTTACGCCCGTGAAATGCCGGTCTGACCCCGGCCAAACCAGAACAGGAGAAGCCAGATGAAATACGCTCGCAAACATTGGGATTCTACCGATTACCGCGTCGGCCTCGAAATCGCCGCGGACCCGCGCCTTTCGTGGGCCGAAGTCGCCGCCGAAATGATCGCCCGCGGGCGTCCGCCCCGCTCGGCAAAGGCCGTCGCGAACGCCCTGCGTCTGGCCGGCGCCCCGCTGCGCGACGCGCCTACCGCCGAAGCGGAGCCCGCGCCGCTCTTCCCGACCCCGGCTTCCGCCCCGGAGGCCCTTCCCGACGCCGTGGCCGCCTTCGTCGCGCACCTCCGCGCCACCGCCCGCGCGGAGGTGTTCGCCGCCATCCGCGCCGCGCTGGCCGAAGTCGAGGCCGCATCGTGACCCCGCGCCTCTGGCAGTCCATCACCGAATACCGCGGTCGGTGGAAATGGTCGGCCCGATATTTCGCCTATGGTGACCCCGTGCCCTACGAGGTGCACGCCACGGCGCCTACCCGGGAGGCGGCGGAAGCGGCCCTCTTCGAATGGATGCGGAGGTTCGGATGAGCGCCGACCGGGAACAGCTTGCGGCCCTTGCCGCCCGGCTTACGCCAGAGCCCGACCCCGCGCCCGCCGATGGCGACGTTTGGGCGGAAATCATCGCGCGGACCTCGGACCCGCGGTTGCGCGCGTTGTACGTGGAACGTCGGGCGCAGGGAATCGCTCGGTACGGTGTGCCGCTCCAACGCTCGCACGGGCGAAGCCATATCGTGGACGCGCTACAAGAGGCCGTGGACCTCGTAGCCTACTGCACCGCCGCCGACCTCCCGGGTCTGGCTGGATACGCGGAAGCCATGGTCCGCTGTCTGATTTCTCTTGCGGAAGTCGAGGCGTTCGCCGATAGCCGGCTATTGCGCGGGTAGGAAGACCAACCGACCCCGCGCCGTCCGGCTTCCCCAATCGACCTCTTCGGGAATCCAGACCGCCGGGGTATCCTGCGCGGTCGCGCCGCCTCCGATGGGGATAGCGGCCGACGTGACGCGCACGATATCGCCCGGCACCCAACCGACGGCGGCACCCCAAAGCTCCACGCCTTCGACCTCGAAGGCCACGCGGCACGCCCACGGCGCCACGCGGCGGTCAAGGTCTTGCGCGATGGGCGCGGTTTCGCCAATGACGTGCTGGTTTAGGTCCAGCGGCGCGGGCGAATACTGCGCGGGGCGCGTGACCGGCCGCAGGTTGGACCGGCCCAAGACGTAGACCTCTGTTGGATTCCCGGCGGCGCCGACGGCGTGGTACGTGGCGTGCGAGAAAGGCAGCGCCCGATATTCGGCGTCGCAACCGGCGGCCCGGATTTTGTGCCTCCCGAGCGCAACGATGTTGGAGTCGTTGACCACGCCCGCGATAACGGTCGCGCCGGCAGAAGCCGGAACGATGGCCGCCCGCAGCGTTAGTTGGCCTTGGCGTGTGACGGGCCAGATTCCGAGGGGCGCGGCCCATGCGTAAAGGTCGGCGCCGGACTCCCATTCCACGCGGGTCTGAATCGCGGTCCACGGGTCCGAGCCAACCGAAGAGGTGTAGACAAGCGCCGACCATCGGTTCGCATCGGTGGCGTCAATCTCCCCGTAGGGGATGCCTTGCGCCCACGCGGACGGGAGGCGGTCATAAGGCCCGTTCGCCAGGGATACGCCGGTCGAAGTCCAGACGGACTGGATGACCGTGAAGGGGTGCCCCGCCACCACGGCGACGGGGTAGACCTCGGAAGCGATGGCGTAGGACGTGGCGAACGGCGGATTGGCCGGCGTGCCGCCCGGCATCTGCGGATAGGTCAGGGTTTGCAGTTTGGTGCTGGTCTTCGCCGCGAAGTAGACGAAGCCCTCCGTTCCATTGGCCTTCGCCAGCACCGCCGCCGCGATGGGGGTGCTGTTCGCGAAGTCATAGCCGAGTGTGAAAGACGTGGTGCTCCCCACGTCAAGCTCGGTGGAAACGCCAGGGGTGAAGCCGGATGCGAGCGTTGTGTATTCGGCCTTTACCGTCGTTAGCGTGAAGTCGTCAAACGGGACCATACCAAGGCGGACCCTCTGCGGCGCCTTCCGGCCCACGCCGTCGAAGAGCGGCGCCGGGTAGGTGCTCCCGGTCGGGATGCGGTCGAGGGTGTAGGCGACCAAATCCGAAACGTCGATTCGGACCCTGGTTTGGTCGCCAAGGCCGCCCATCGAATAGTCGAGGATGCGCCCGTGCCAAATGCGTTCCGTGCCGCCGGAGAATTCCGCGAACACGGAGACGACAGAGCCGAGCACTACTTGGCCCGTGATGGCTTGGTATTCGGCGGGCGTGGCGGCAATCTCGAAGGACATCACCGGCAGCGAGCATTGCCACGTCCGAAGCTGCAACCCCCACCCGGACACCACCGGCATCCGCGTCATGGCCCACCCGCCGGAGCCGTCCGAGGTGGCGACGGTTGCGCCGGCCCACGAAAGCCGGATGCGGATGGACTCGCCAGCCTCGATGGCGGCGACGAAGGCCGGGCTCCAACTCACGGGCGCATCCGCGGGATTCGTCCCCCGGCTTGTGCCGGCGCGTTGAAGGCGCTGCGTTGGATAGCGTCCAGCGCACCGGGCGCGACGCCCACGCCTTCGGGGCGGAACCGGCGGAACACGTCCCCGAGGGTTACCGACGTGGCGGACGGGGTTACGCCGACCCCGGCCAGCACAATCCCGCCCACTTGGAACGCGTCGTGAAGGGCGGTCAAGTCGGCGGGGGATTGGATAAGGTCCAAAGCCAGGGTAAAGACGAAGCCGCGTTCGCTCTGGACCAGGGGTCGCGCCGCTTCGGGGGCAAGCCGGAGCGCGGGAAAGCAGCCCCAATGCCGGACGATGGGCGACCTAAGCCGGTGGTCATAGGCCACCTTGTTGTCAAGCGTCAAGGTCGGCGCGCTAAACGAAGCGACCGTCCCGCCCTCCCGCCGGAATTCGGGGAGGGCCGACGAAAGCACAACCCGGTCATCCGCCGCGGGCGCGGCCGACGGGGCCAACCCGGACAGGATGTTCGTCCCGAACAGGGAAAGGCCGGTGCTGTACGGCGCCGTCCCCGTCACCGGGTAGGCATAGGCGGCGGCCTCGTCAAGCGCGAAGGTGACCGCGCCGCCGCTTTCGAGGTGCCATAGAAGCGACTCGGCTTCATCCCGCCAAGTCGAGCCGGCCGCCCGCTCGGAGCGGCGCTCCACCACAATCCGAACACGTTCATACCCGGCATGGATGGCGGTCTTTACGCCGCCGTCCAAGGACACGGCCGAAGAGCGCGCATAGACCGTATCCACCTGCAAGTCATTCGGCGCGACGAAAGCGGAGAGCTTGCGCACCGGAGAGGCGGGGTCAGGGTAGAACCAGAGGGCGCCGGCCATGCGACAGCCTAACCCACAACGCGGCCGAATGGGCGCCGGCCGCGCTCGACAGCGAGCACAAGCGCGGATTCCCCGATGGGCCGGAAGGGGAAGTCCAGAGACGGCCCACGGTCGCCGCCGGCCAAGCGTTCGACGGTGCGCGCGCTTGCCGCCTGCGTTGTCGCGCCCGACGCCGGCACCACGGTTTCCCCGCGGTGAAGCATCATCCATCCGTCTTCCGCGACATACGCCGCGCCCGACGCAAGGCCCCGCCGCCGACGCCGCCGCTCCCGGCGTTCCTGCCGGTCTTCCCGGCTTTCCCGGTCGAACGGATTGATGCGCTCGAAGAATTCGAGAAGGACGGAGCCAAGTTCGCGCGCAATCTCGAACGGGAGTTTCAGAAGCGCGGGGATAAGCTCGGTAACGATTGCCTTTCCGAGCGCGGGCAGAACCCGGATAAGCAGTTCGGGAAGCTCTTCGATGCCCTTTGTGATGCTTTCGATGCGCGCTTCCTGCGCACGCTGGACCCCGGCGGCGCCCTGCTCGCCAAGCCCGGCCAAGCCGTTGGCGACCGCGGAGGCCGATTGTAGGATTTGCTTTGCGCCGGGAGGTGCGACGGCCGCCGCGAATTCCAAGGCCGTGCCGCCGCCGCCCGCGAAGGATGCGCCCGCTTGGATTATGCCCTGCCGGCGGGAGGCCCGTTCCGCCGCCGCCCGTTCGGCGCGCTCCGTCTCCGCGCGTTGCTTGGCGATGGCCTCCGCCGCGTCAACGGCGGCCAGCCCGGCGGCCCGCTGTGCTTCGGCCTGCTCGACCCCCGCGGCGCGGGCGGCGTCCGCAAGGGCGTTTATTTCGGCGCGCTGGTTGGCATAGGCCAGGGCGACCCGTTCGGCGTCGGTGAGTTGCGCGCGGGCGAGGTCGGCTTGGATTTCGCCCAACCGGGTGAGCGCGTCTTCGCCCTCTTCGTATGCGGCCAGAAGTTCAGAAATCAACGCATCGTCGGTGAGAGGCGCCGCCGCTTCGGCCGCCCGGTCGGCGCCGCCTGCACCGCCACCGGGCCGCGTGCGCAATTCCGTGGCCCGCGAAACAAGCGCGTCCACCTCGTCTTCCGTGCCGGCCACAAGGTCGCGCAAGAGAAGCCGGTATCCGTCAATCGCGCCGGAGAGGGCGCCGGAGACGCCGCCGCGGATGGCGTCTTGGATGCCGTCCACCGCGGAACGAAGGGCCTCCGCGGCGCCGCCACCTACGCCGGTCACACCGGCCACGGCTTCCGCCGCTTCGGCCGCCAAGGCCAGCACGCGGAGGGGCGCGACCAACGCCGTCAAGAGCGACGCCGCCGCGCTTGCGATGCCGGCGATTGTGGCGTCCACGATTTGGCCGATGTTGTCAAGGGCCGCGCCCGCGGTTTGCGCGGCGACCACGCCAAGGCCGGCCAAGAGGCGCGCGCCGTCTTCGACCACCGGGGCGAGGTCTTCCGCGACGGCGACCACCACGGCGGACACGGCCAGCTTTGCCGCTTCGAGCGCGCGGTTTGCCTCCTTGATTTGCTCCACCCCGGCGGGGGAGAAGCCAAGGTCTACCCCGTCCGGGATTTCGCCAAGCGTCGCAGCGAGGTCTTCGGCCGCGCGGACGGCGGCGACGGCCCCGCCCACAAAGACGGTTGCGGCGGCGGCGGCGCCCAAGAGCCCGGCGGCGGTCGCGCCCGCGGGGGTCAAAGCGAATTCCAGGGCGCCCACAAGGTCACCCGCGGCGCTTGCGGCGCGCTCAGCACCGGGCGAGAACACGCCGACGGCGCCGGCCAGACCTTTCAGCGCGGTATCGGCCTTGCCTGCGGCCTGTTGGATGCCTTGGAGCGAGACGCCGCCCGTGCCACCGGGGCCACCGCCGCCCATCGCGAAGAGGCGGTCAAAGTAGCTTGACAGCACGCCGCTTCCGATAGTTGTGGTCCGGGTTCCGCGCGCCCCGAACGCATCGGGCGTCACGCCGCGCGCGCGGATGGATGCCTCCTGACGGTCGGCGTCGGCGGCCACCTGTTCGCGGCGGCGTTGGAGAAGGGCGAGCCCTTCTTCGTCCAGTTCGTTTCGCTCTTGGAGTTTGGCGATTAGGGCGTCAATCGCCCGGATTTCTTGGTTTGCGCGGCCCCGGATGTTCCCGAGGCGCACACGTTCGTCAGCGTCGCGCTGCTTCGCAAGCTCCCGTTCCAGCCCGCCGACTTCCCGGGCGGCGGCGCGCTCGGCTGCGGCCCGCTCCTTCGCGGCCTCTTTCACCGCAGCGGCGGCCTCTTCTTCGGCGCGCGTCCGGGCCTCTACCCGGTCGGCCACGTCGCGGAGGGTTTGCGCCTCCCGTTGACCCTGCGCGGCCAGGATGGCGGATTCGCCGCGGAGCTTCGCCGATTGTTGTGCAAGCGTGGCGATTTGGTCGGCGGTGAGGCCCGCGGCGCCGCGCACGGTGTCGAGGGTTTCGGCGGCGGCCAGCATCCGGGAGGCCAAATCTTCCCCGGACTTTGCCGCTTCGGAGGCCCGGCGTCGCACTTGGTCCGCGGAGAGGGCGTAGCCGTCCAGCGATGCGCCCGCGCCGTCGGCGCCCACCTGCACCCGGCCAAGCGAAGCCCGGAAGCGTTGGGCCGCGGAGTCGGCGCCGTTCGCCTGCATCTCGGCAATCGAGAGGGCGCGCGTCAACGATGCGGCTTGCGCGGCGGCTTCGTGCGCGGAGTCGGCCAAGGCGCCAAGCGCGGCGGTCTTCCCGGAGAATTCGATGACGTATCGGACGGGCGTCATACCGGGCTCCGGGCGGCGGCGGCAGCGTGGCCTGCGGCGAAGCGGTAGGCCGTGGCGACCATCGCCCGCGCCGGCAGGGTGAGGCCGGCATAATCCGGGCGGTGCTCGAAGGGGAGGTCCGCGCCGACGAAGGCCAGGATAGAGGGCGTCGAAATCCACGGGCCAAGGAAATCGGCGGCGGCCAGAACATCCCGGTACGCGACGCGGAGCACCTCGGCAAGCCCGGCCAAGTCAAGCTCGCCAACCCATACGTCCCCGGCTTCCGCGTGCCAGTCCACCGCCACCGCGACCGGGCGCCACGCGGGCGGCTCTTCGCCCTCGGACTCCCACCGCCAACGCACGGCGCGGGCGGCATCCGCAGCGAGGATATCCCATCGGGCGGGCGCTTCTTCGCCGGGGGCGTCCTTCGTGGCGCGGCGCAGGTAATCCCACGCGGCCGTGGAAAGCGCGCGGGGCAAGCCGCCTTCCAGTTCGATGGAATCGAGCGCGCACACCCCGACCCACCCGGCGGCCGTGGCGATGGCCTCCCCGGTTGGCGGTGCCGGGGGCGGTGGCGACGCGGCGCAAAGACGCGCGGCGATGGCCTTTTGGAACGTGGCGAAGGCCAGCATACGCGCGGCCTTCTCCCGAATCGGCCGGGGCAGCAAGAGCGCCCACGGCGCGCGCGGACGGCCGCCGCGGGGCTGTTGCAGTTCGGGGACGGCGGCGGCGTCCACCGCCTGGAACATCGGTTCGCCGCCCTCGCCACGCGCGACAACCCCGACAACGGCTTCGATTACAGCGTCGTCAAGGTCACCCGGCTTCCCCTGGAACACGGCCGCCAATGCCTCCCGGTGCGCCGCCTCTTCCCACGGGAGAAGGCAGCGGAAGCACGCATCCCAAAGACCCCGCGAATCAAGCCGGGTAAGGGATTCCGCCCGGTGGACTTGCCACGGGCGGGCGGACTTCGGGTCCGTCAACGTCACGCGGCGGTGCCCTGCGTCTGGACGGCGGCCGAAAGCGCGTTGATCACGGTGCACTTCGCGCCGTAGGTGCCGCCGCCGTGGGCCGCGACGCGCACGCGGAGTTCGGCAAGGCCGACGCCGTTGATGGACTCGGAATGCTCGACAACCTGCGCATTCTCCAAGGCCCACGAAACCGACCGCGCGCCGTTCGTCAGCGTGAGGGTGACCGTTCCCTGCGTCTCCGCAAGAAGGTCCGTCAGAAGCGCGAAGCTCGGCATCGGCATCACGAATTCGATGGTGGCGCCGGTGTTCTGCCCCGGGTACTGCTGCGCGATTCCGACTTCGCCAAGGTGCTGCAAGTCGGGCGAAAGGTTCCGGTTGTATTCCACGGTGGCCGACGTGACGTTGTACGTGTTCCCGAGGATGGAAACCGTAGTCGCCTGCTTCGCGAACGGGATGGTGGCCTTTGTCCGGGAGAACGAAGCGGGCGTCTGAACCGGCGTGGCGGTCCAATCGACTTCCACGTTCCCGAAGAGGCGCATCGTTTCGACGCAGTAGCCGCCCGCCTGGATTTCCCAGCGGATGGACGCCACCTGCCCGCCGGAGAATTCGAGTTCGGAGAAGGTGCCGTCTTCTTCGGCCATCTCGACAACGCCGCCAAGGGTCGCGGGCTGGTCGATGTCGAGGGTGTAGGTGTGCGTATACGGGCCGCTGCCGGTGGTGGCGACGGAGCCGACGCCAGCGCGGAGAAGCATCCCGTCGTTGTCCATGTCCATCGGCTGGCTAAACTCGAAGTCCACGTATTTCTTCGAGACGAAATCAAGCCGGGTGAGGCCCGAATCGTCCAAGCCGAGGTCGGGGACGGCCGTCACGTCGGCGCGCACGATGGGCGCGGAGAGGCCGGAAGGCGTGGTCCAGTAGAGCGGGGCGGACGTGGTAACCCCGTCCCCATAGGTGGATTCGGCGCAAAGGCCGATTGCAAGCGAGCGACCGACAAGGCGGGCCATTGTGACTCCGAATCAGGCAGAGGGGAGGCGGAAGCGAAGAGCGACAAGCCGGATAAGCCGGCGCAGCGTGCCGCCGGTTTCGACCGTCAGGCGAAGCCGGTACGTGTTCGTGTCCCCGGCGGAAATCCACGGGAGGATGTAGAAATCGGCGCCGTCGTGAATGATGCGATGGAGCGCCTGCACGTATCGGGCCGTGGCGTCGGTGCCGCCGGAGTCGAGAACTTCCACGCGGAACCGGCGGGGCGCCTCGTTCTCGGTGGAATCGTTCAGCGTGGCGTCGGCCGCGAACGCTTGGAGCGCGCCGGTCAGCGAGACGGCCACCGGGCGATAGTCGGTGGATGCGAGGTCCACGGATTCGAGGGTATCGCCCTGGACTACGCCGGCCCGGGTCGGGGTGTCGCCGATGGTTTCGGAGGCGAAGAGCCCGCCGACATACATCGTGTCCGCGGTGTCGGCAACGGACGAATCCGAGAGGGCCGGGGCCGCTTTCTTGACGTACATATAGACGACGTGAACATCCGAGGTCGTGACCCCGGAAGGCGTCGTGAACTGGACCCGATATTCGGCGGTCTGGTTGGCGTAGGAGAATGACGCCCGATTAAAGGCCAGCGCGCCGCCGGTCGCATCGGCGAAGCGGACGCTGTACCCGTTGGAATCGACAGAGGACCAGAACCGGCGCAGGGCCGGCGTGATGCTCACCTGCACCCGGATGGCGGTGGACGCGGCGGCGCCCGGGGAAACCGCGATGGGCCATCGGTAGTACGAAACGGGGGAGAATGCGAAGGCCAAGTCAAGCCCCCAAGGGTGTACGGTAGTCGGCGGACAACGTGCCGAATACGGCGACGTGCCCTTCCTCGTAAGCGATGGACAGCGAAATCGAGGGCGCCGGGGAGGTGGCGTCAAGCGTCGAATCGCGGACGGCCACCCCGATGGCTTCCGCGACCCGGGAGGCGACGGCGGCCATATCGGCGCCCGCGGCCACGGCGACGATGGCGGCCACCTCGTAGGTGGCGGAAACCGTCTCGTCAAGCGCGGAGGGCGACGGGGAAACCGACAGCGAGATAGGCCAAGCTGCGACAACCGACCGGCCCGCCGGGGGCTGCAACCGCGTCGGCCGCCCGGTGTACGCCTCTGGCTTCTGCCCGGTCGCCGGCACGCCCTCGAAGGCGAACATGAGCCCGCCCAAAAGGACGCGCACGGCCGCCAAGCGTTCGACGGCGTACAGGGTCAAGCGCGCACCGCGGGCGCGAAGATGGGGCCGCCATCCGCGCCGTCCCCGGCCGAACAGGAAGCAAAAACCATGAAGACGCGGTGGCGGCCCATGCGCGGAGTCTACCCCGGAATGCGCAGTCCTGGCAAGCCGTCCGCGATTTCCCCGTCAATGCGGCGCACTTCGGCATCGTGCGCGTCCCGGCCGTAATTCGTCGCACGGAGGCGGACGGTACGAACAAGAATCCACAAGGGTTCGCCGCGGTAGACCATAAGCCAGCCGTCACGGGCGCGAAGGCGGAAGAACTTCATCCCCTCGGAATCGTGCAAAAGCGTAAGAGGCCCGCCCGGGAACCGCTCCCGCGCGCGCGACCCGGGTACAGGTATCCGCAGGTATTCCATAAACCGGGGACGAATCACGCCGCCCGGGAGGTAGCCGGAGCCCTCGTCTTGGACGCGGGCGTACCGGATGACGGGCTCCGTGCGCCCCGCGATGAAGCCCGCCCGGATGGCGTCGGGATGGAATTCGACAAGGGGTTCGACGGAGCGGGCGAGCGAGCCGCCCACCCTGGCTTGCGCAAAGGTCGCCGCGTCTGCCGCCATCCGCTGCGCGACTTTCGCGGCGTATTGTCCGAGGGCGGTTTGCGCCCGCTCGCCAAGGGCAAGGAGCGCCCCCGGCAATTCGTCCAGGGTCAGCGCCGCCACGGGAGCTTGTACGGCGCAAGCTGCGCGCGGAGGTCATCCGGCCACGTCTCCGGGCGGTACGTCTCGGAGGGCTGCCCGACCCCGGATTCACCCTGCCGCCCGCGCCGCCGGTCCACGTCCAAGGAGAAAGCCACAAGGCGCCCGGCCGCGTCTTCCACGGCGCCGGGAACGGTGGTCCAGCCGGCAACGTAGGTCACGCGGTACCACGATTCCGCCGACCAACGCGCGCCCTTGATGGCGTCGATGCGCACGCGGGCGGGGTCCGAGCCGTCGCGGAGGGCGTAGTAATCAGCCTGTACGGTCGTCCACGTCGAACCGTCGCCGGATTCCTCGATGCTGGTCACCGACGCCACCGGGGAGAACTGCGGCACAAGCCGGGATTCGTCGCTCCACGGATTCCACGCCCAATCGTAAGGCCCGAAGGTCCAGACGCGCGACGCCGAATCCCAATCCTCGCCCCCGGCGGGGAAGCCAAGGTGGTGGAGAATGGCCGCCGACAGCGCGTCAATCCGCGCCAGCACGGCGGAATCGTCAAGCGGAACCACCGGGCCGGAGCCCTGGTATCGCGCGCGGTACGTGTCGAGGGTGACAAGGCGGACGGTCATGCGCGCATCCTACCACGGCGCGGCGCCGGGCGCCCGAAAGAGCCGCCCCCCCTGGTTGCTTGCCGGCGAAGCAGGGGGGGCGGGTGAGGATGGCCACCGTGAATGGCCGCCAGCACCATACCACGCGCCGCCGCGCCGTCAAGTCTCGCCACCATTGACGCGGGCGGGGCCCCGTGCTACGGCTTACCCACGGACGGCGAACATTCCAAGGCGCGTCGTCCGTAGGGATGGCACCCGCCCCCGCTCGGAATGGTCCGGGCGGGGGTTTCTACGTGAACGCGGGGATGTTCGCGCCCGGCACCGGGGCGGCGCAGATTGCCCGCAGAAGACCGCCTTGGACGGACGGCGCCGACGCGGACAGGAGCGCGGCAAGCTGCGGTGCTGTCTGGCTTAGGCCGGAAACCGCGGTCGCCTTGACCGTCGGGAGCGTGCATCGCACCTGCCATCCCGCGCCGGAGCCTACGATATCGCGCACGAAGTCCGCGACGCCCGCGGCCTCTTCGTCCGTTAGCGGGTCGGCGTGCGAATGGTGGCCCAAATCAGCCGAGCCCCATGCAAGGCGCCAACGGCGGCCGACAGCGAGCGCGCATTCCACGGCGAACAATTCCACCTTAGACGCCGCGCGCGGAGGTCGAATGCGCGGCGGCCACAAGGGCGTCGGCCTCTGCGTCCCCTCGCACGTCGCGCACCACGTCGGCGCACGCCAGAACGGCCACGGCGACCGCGGAGCGCACGCGCGCCACGCGCACCGCCGGGTCAATCGGTGCGCCTCCGGCGTGGATGTGCTGCGGAGGTTGTACCATCGTGGGCGCGTGCGAGGGCGGCGACGGAGAGCGCAAGGTCATGGACGGCATCTTCGATGGCCTCCATCCGGCGAAGGAGAATGACCGCGCCATCGGGACCGCGCGCGGCAAGGGGAGAAAGGTCTACGTCTGGACCGGCGGCCCGACGATTGCGCATGTGTTCCGCGGTCCACGCGGCAACGCCGGCAGCCAGGGCGGCGCCAAGGTATCCCCACGGGTCCGAGCCCGGAGGTGGGCCGCCGACAACGGGCGGCGCGGCGGCATCCTGCGCGAAGGCCAAAGCCAGGAATAGCAGCATCATTCCGCAATCTCCCAATGCGGGCCATCGGGGAAGCGCACCCAATCGCCGCCCCAAACGAGGCGCAAGCCAGGGTAAAGCCCCTCCCGCTGCATCGCGGCCCATTCGGCTTTCACAAGCGGGGCAAAGGCGTGGTACGCCGGCCAATCCCACGTCACCGCGCCGCCGACAAGGGGCGCCACGTCAACCGCGCGCGACGGCTGCGCGTTGTGCTTCGATTGCGGCCACCGAAGGCGGGAGGTGCCGGCGGCGAAGGCGGCATCCTGCTCCGGCTTTCCCCGGAAGCCGCAAAGCACGGTCAAATCCGAGGGCAAATCGGGCCGGAGAATCACCCGCTCGAAGAGGGCGCGGAGGGCCGGATG